CGGGGCTTAAACGCCGCATAGACCTTCTGTACTTCCAGAAAGAACGGGTGACGAGCCAAGGTGCTGACCCCGGCAATTTCTCGCAGCGCATTGATGACATCCTTTTCGAATTCCAACCGGAACTCTTCCGGGACTTGCACCACGAGGCCGCGATCTTCATCCGCCAGATGGTCATCTTCGTCAAGAATCTTGGGCTTCCGAGTCAAATCTCCCGCAAAGACAGGGAACCAGCCTTGGTTACCAAAGTCATCAGGCTTGATGTCCCAGACGCGCTTGTCATAGACGAAGATGCTGGGGTCTTTCTCGGCTTCTTTGACCTTTTGGTCGGTGAACTGTCCGGGGTATTTCTTCGATGATACCAAGCAGAGTATTCCCGGTAACTTCCCATTCTCCATGAAGCGAGACTTCCTACGTCGAGCGATGGAATTATAAAGCAAAATGGCTTGGTCATACGTTCCCTTATCTACGGCTACGCGGCTCTTCTCGACCACTGCCATGTAGTTCAATTCGTCTATCAGACCGCCCATGACGTTCTGGCCTATCGCCGCCGTCTCGTTGCCTGCCACGGGGATGACTTCCACCCGGTTCTGGAACACCAACTTACTCTTCAACTGCCGGTCGAAGGGGTAGTGCTTCAGGAAGTAGGGCGAGCCCTCGATCATGTTCCGGAAGCGTTGGTAGTCCACCCCCTGTGCAAGCTTGAGTGTCATGCTCTGGAAGATGAGCAGGATTTCACTCGATGGATCCAGTCCAAACTGCTTGTGCGGAGAGCGCATGCAGGACAGGAGATAGAGTTGATAGGCATTGGTATACAGGGCCAGCGTGGTCTTCCCTGAACCAATACCACCCGTCATGATGGCTTCCACGTAGCCACCGCTGTTCAGTTCCTCGGCCGCTTCCAACACACCGGGATAGATTTCCTTCTCCTTGTTCAGGTAGTGGGGACTGCAGATGAATTCCACGATACCCACAGGCTTCCAGCGGAACTGCGAGTAGTCCGCGAGCCTGTTCGACTGCACGCCACGTATCTGCTCTTCGCAATGCACCACGGCTTGGGCGTAGTACATCGCCCGCTCATTCAGGTCGTGGATTTTTTGGCCGGAGAGCCAGATTTGTTTGGCTTCTTGGGTACCGAGGAACTGACGGAGATACACGTAGGCGCGTTCATTCAGTGAGTCCAGATATTCAGGGGTTGTTTTGTGAAGGTGGTCCGCACTACCGGGGCCTCGCTTGAAGACCAACATGTCATGACTTCTTCAGGTTCATCACGCCAAGACACTCCCGGCACATCACCAAGAGCTTGATATGTTCCGGCTGTGCGGCCACATGAAACTGGCTCACCGTGCCGTGGTCCTTGGACTCTCGTCCACAAAGCGTGAGGCTCGGGTTGTTCCGTCGAATATGCACGGGAGGCATGGCCACTTATTCGCTCTTGTCCACGATAACGTGGGTCTTGAGGAGGGTGACGGTGTTCTCAAACGCCTGTTTGAGCAGGGGGAGAGGCAGTTCCAGTGGATAGACCTCTCCGCTCCGCGCCATGCCCGACATCACGCAGTCCGCGATGTAGTCCAGCACGTCGATGAGGTTCACGTCTTGAGGGATACCGTCCGGGTGCGTTAGATGATGCCGATTGAGCTTCCGGTGCCGATCCCACCACGTGGTTTCCTTGAACCCGGTAAGGAAGTCATGATGGAACATCTGAATATCGCTGATTTTGTCGGTATCGTGAGCAGCTTCGGCCTCATAAATGCGAGCGACAAAGAACCCCAGTGCGGCCCGCACATCAGCGATGTGGGACTTCGAACTCTCCAGTAGTTGCTCGATAGTGACCTTCTCATAGTCACACGTGCGGGTATCGGCGGTAGGACTGGGCTTCACATGCAGTGGGATCATGAATCTCCTGTCAGGCGGGGGATTTTCCGCGCATCGAAAATCTGTTCAATGGTGGTGACGGCTTCGAAGATTTGCTTCTGCACGCTCATCCCATCCGGGAAGACGGTGGTCTGGACGGCTCCCTTCATTGAGGTGGTACTGACTGGGCCTTTGAACTCATCGAGGCCCAGATCGAAGCGAATCTTCTGCAAGTCGAGGAGGAGTTGCCGATAGTCGTTGAACACGAGGTTCGTTTGTGTGAGAAGGTGCCGATACTCCTGCGGGGCCATCTTCGTACTGGTGGGGAGGTTATTGGGGAGATGGAGGTTGCCAATCTTGGGCAGAATGGCGTCCTTCTCCTTCTCCACGAGATTGAGCACACGTGTGCGCTGTATCTCGGCCAGTTCCTCCAGCCGGTCCAGCACCCGGATGTTCACGTGCTCCAGCCGCTTCATGGCCTGTGCAGGGGTTGCGCCTTCGGCAATGCGGCGGGCCACCTTCAGTCCGAATGCGCCTTCTGACGCCACCTGACGCAGGCGATTGAGTTGCTGGGTGAGGGTGGTTTCCTTCACATCCTGAAACAGCCCCCACCCCTTCGGTGGTTGCTGCTGAATCGTACGAGCGAGCCCCATAGCAGGCTCACCTCGCATCAAGAGGTTGAGGATCTTCTGAAACTTCTCTTCACCGAGCCCTTGCAGGCGTTCGAACCCCATGGTGTGTCCTCTGCAATCAATTGCACAGAACCTTCATCCTACTCCCGGCCTCTTCCACTTGTCAAATCCCTGCTCAGAGCATGGGTTTGGCCCAGCGACGTAAGGCCAAATCCTGCTTGGAGAAATGCTTCTTGATCGCATCCCCCACTCGATGCAGGCGCTCCTCTTCTTCCCGGCGCTTTTCCAGTTGTCGCTGTTGCGGAGGGGTTAAGGGCTTGGGCTTCATAGTCCTCCTCTATCAATCACCACGTTCGTGACCTTCTTCGGGCTCCCTAAGAGCGTCAGGGTGACTGGGGTACTGGGGGCACTCATCCCCGCAGACGCGGTATAGGCTTTCACCGTAATCGCGCCAGCCGCTAAACCGGGCACCGTCACCTTGTACGACATCATCCCTTGAGTATTCGGCAAGGACTGGGGCTGCACGATACCTAAGTCGATATCCGGCCCGCCATTCACTTGCACGGTGAACCCCACGGCCTCCACCAAGGGCACGCCATTGGTATCCACCGGGGCAAAGCACCATCCCACCGTGAGGGTGGGCAGCATGTTCACGTTGTAGCGGAAGAGCGTGGGTTGCACCACATCGCAGGGGTGCTGGGCTTCCACACTCGCGGCGACGAGTAAGCACAAACACACGGCAAGGGCACGTATCTTCATTGGGCTACCCTATCATGTATTTTGCTCACCTTTATCCTTTTTCATCCACCGGGCTTGGGCTCCTTGACGGGCTATTTCCGAGCGTTCTATCTTTGACACCACAAGTTTCCGATTTTCCCCACCTTTAGCACCATTTTTACGTGCCTGCTCGGCGGTCCACGTTGAGGCGTTCCGATGCTTACTTACTTGCCCATGCTTAGCGGGTTCAGGGTTTGGATGCTTAGCGGGTTCAGAATGCTTAGCGGGTTCATGCTTGGTCTGATGCTCTACTACTGGAACAGGCTTTGGCACCCACAGCTTCACTTCTGGGGGACTTTCTTCGTCCCACTCCACCCAGCCATATTTCTCAGTCCAATGTCCCATCATCCCCACCCCATAGGGCCAGTGTGCTTGGGCACCTTCCAGCTTCGCACCTTCGGGGGGCTGAACCGCATCCCCGGCTCGTAGCGGACAATCATGGAGTCAAAGAGGGCCGCATCTGGCTTCCAACTCCCATCCTTGTGCTGGATTAGCTTGGGGGCTCCTCCTTGCCAGAAGGCGATCCTCTTGTCGCAGAACCAGACTTCTGTCGCTCCGCAGAGTATATGAGCATGGAACGCCTTCGTAATGCGGACAGGGAGCAATAGAGTGGAGGGTACACCCTTCGCCGCTTCTTCCTTCGCCTTCCGCAACATCTTGCCCACAAACGGCCCATACGGCGGATTAGCGTACCCAGTTTCCCCAAAGTCCCCCCATGGTGCGATCAGCGCATTCTCATGGTAGGGACTGCAAGGACCAAACCACACGTCACAGAGGTGGTTGCCAGCATCAGCACACAGATCAAGATCAAACGGACCAAAATCCTCCTGCAACTTGGTGAAGACAGCCGGAGGTGTCTCAAGGCAGGCGTTGCCACTGGTCACGTCCTTCTGCGTGGCGATGACGAACTTATCGCGTGTCTGGCGTTGCATGGGTGGAGGCTTGGGGGACTTCCTTCTGGATGCTCTTCAGGAACTCCTCAATGCGCTTCAGGGTGGCGGTGAGGGTCTGCTCGCGGGCGACGAGATAGCGGAGGCGGTCTGCCGCTTGGTGCTGCACCTCCGGGGTGGCTTGGCCTGTGGACAGGGACTGGATGACGGTATCGTAGGGGGTAGGCATAGGGAGAGCCATTCGTTGGTGGAAGTGGGTGGAGCTTTCTGGAGTCTTCTCCCGGAAGACACGGTGGTTCACGAACATGAATCTGGACCCTTCCCCGCCACTCGGGGGCTCGACACTTAGGGGGTCTTTTCAGCGTAGATACGATCTAGGATTTCGAACTGTTTATCAGACAGAGAGCCAGACCTATCAAATTGCTTGGCGATGGATTCAAGAAAGTTTTCCTCCCACTCGGTCAGATCCTTGTGGGGGCTCTCCAGTGCATGGAGCATCTGCTGAATGACTTCCTTGCGAGACGGGGGCATAGAACACCTCGGGGGCTGGAGGTTTCTGTTGGTAAAAGTGACACGCGATAGCTTGACCAGACATCTGGAGGGGAGGGGAGATTTCACGGAACGTACAGAACCCTCTATCCGTGTGGGCTCTGGTCCACCGGTTATGTGCCCAGATTCCCCAGTCTTTCTTCCAGAAACAGCAGGATTCGCAAGAATGCATTGGGAAGGTGGAAATATACCACACTCCCCGTATGATGACAATACGCCTATAGTCCTAGTCTCTTCGGACTATTCCGTCATTGCGCTTGGACGACATCCTCTGCCCTCGGGCCTTTGGGGTTGCTGCGGACCACGAAGGTCACCGGGGTATTCACCGACAGGGTAGCCCACTCCATGGGCGATAAGGCTGAACGGTGAAAGAAGTACTCGGTGCCCTTGTTGTCTGCGATGAACCCGAAACCTTTGTCAGTCATCAGCTTGACCACGAACCCTTCCTGTCGTGCTTCGGGTTCGTGATCGGGTTGTGCCTTTGCCATGCCTACCTCCGCCGCCACCAACAACGAGGGGTCACATCGGACCCCCTTCCACCGTCTCGACACGAACGATTAGGACTTCTTGTTCGGCTGTTCCGGGCGGGTGTCCGGTCGGCCGGGGATACCGGGTCTGGGCGTGCCTGTTGTGGGGAGATCGTGATCGGGACGATCCGGATGCACCGGGGTGTTCGGGGATTGGGGTGTGGCCGGTGCGGGTGCCGTGGTGCCGGGGTTTGACGTAGTGGTCGTGGTGTTCGGCGTGGGTCCGGGTGTCGTGGTCGAGGGGGTATCCGCCATGCGAAGCTCCTTCACAACAGAGATGCGTGCGATTTCCCGTAGTGTAACCATAAAGCCCTAGTGTGTCAAATGAAAAAGTGTCGTAGCGGTCACCCTCCCCATCCGTGGCCTTTGGGTGGGGAGGATGACCGTTCTCTCTTTTATCTCAGGCGGCTACGACTCAGCCCTGCGTGGACTTTCTCCCATTGGCTCCACGTGCCATGGGGCCGGTTGATTACGGCGATCAACAGGTGCAATTGATTGCAGACCCCCTGATGGCTGGGGCTACTAGGCTAGACTTACCGGCTCAGCGTCTGTCGTCCTTCTGGCCCTCGGCACTGCCCCTCACACGCACCAACAGGGTAATGCTACGCTCTCCTGCCTCCCGCGATACCTACGACGTGGTCTTTGTCGGATGACCGGGTCCGGGGGTGCCACTCACACCCTTGTTGCCGGTGTCGGTGGGCTTCTGAAACTCCTCGGGGAGCTTCGTGGGCTTGTCACTCGGGTTGTTCGGATCGGGATGGCCGTGTTTGTCTCCGGGCATGTGATGTCCTCCTTTTGGACACCCTACCCAGAGCATATTTCACGCCACCTACGCGTTGAGGCCCCACCGCTTGCGAGCCTTGTTCGCCAGTGCAAACAGTCCTGAGCCCAGCA